GGCTTCCAACTGCCCATCACGGGAGACATGCGTAAAAAACCAGACAAATTCCAGCGCGTCGAAGCCATCAGCCCGCTCTGGGAACGAGGCTTTGTCTATTATGACATATCACAGAAAGAAGACCCCGACATGCAGGCTGGAGTTGAGCAGACGCTCGCCTTCGAGAAAGGCATGGCAGGCAACGACGATGCACCGGATGCCGATGAAGGAGCTATCTATATCCTTCAGAGGAATACAAGACAACAAATGTTTTCACCGAGATTCGGCCGTCGGCCGACCTCAAAAAACCAATGGTAGCGCAAGTGAGTGCAAAGCCAAGCTTGCTTGAGCTGTGCCGAACGCGCCTACCTTCAATAAAGTTAATTATGTACAGACTTATTAAAGACATCATTTTCGGCATAAGATTCAAGCGTGCCGTAAAAAAGGCAGACTACTGTCACCATACCACCCATAAAAAGTATATGGTGCTTGTTATCAACAAAAAATTGGAAGTACTTTCCAAACAGGAACTGAAGAAGTTTATCAGGGGTGGTGTTTTCAAAGAAGGCACAACCATAGCTGACTTGGAAAAGAAGGCTTTATACATCACATTATAATAAATGAATAGGTATGTTTATCACGAATGAAGATTACAAGGTCGTTATCGGAGAACAGGCGTTGAAAGTGATTTCACAGGTCAGCGAAGAGAACCGAAGCAACGCCGAGACAGAAGCTATAGAAGAGATAGCCGGATATCTCCGCCCGAAATACGACACAGAGGCTGTATTCAGTGCCACGGGCAACCAACGTAACAAGCTCGTGGTAATGCGCGCCTGCGATATTGCCATCTACCACATGGCAGCGTCTACGCCGCAGAAGATGGGTATGGAAATACGCAAGGAACGCTATGAACGAGCCATCAAGTGGCTGGAGGGAGTACAGGCTGGAAAGATTGTGCCGGACCTGCCACTCGCAATCGATGAGAATGGCGACACCATCGGTCTCCCGATGAAGTACGGAAGCCAAAAGAAGCAAAGATATAACTGGTGACTACTATGGCAAGAAACAGGAATAAAAACAACAAGATGCTGGTGCATACACCTTTCGGCACGCTCCAGCTGGCAAAGAATGACGCAAAGCGGTTCCATAAGACGGTGATGGAACTGCAGCGCACCACGGACTCTCTCACACGCAAGGACATCGGCGACTGGCGTACGGCTTGGCAGATGGCCATCAACGCCGACAATCCGAACCGCCAGCGTCTCTATGACGTTTATCGTGATGTGGAGGTAGACTTACATCTTTCGGGCTGTATTCAGCAACGAGAGGGCTTTGTGTTAGCTCGTTCCTTTAAACTTGTTAATGAAAAAGGCGACGAAGACGAACAAGCAGTTGATTATTTCAATAAGTCATGGTTCAAACAGCTTATGAAATATGCATTGGACGCCAATTATTGGGGCCATTCGCTCATTGAACTTGGCGAATTGATGACTGATACCAATAATATGCTTTATTATAATGGCGTAAAGCTTATTCCGAGAAAACACGTTATTCCTGAATATAGTAGAGTCGTTAAACAGTTAGGCGACGAATGGCAGTCGGGTATCAACTATCACGAGCCTCCATTTGTTGATTGGCTCATTGAAGTAGGGCAGCCTGATGCTCTCGGTCTTTATCTTAAAGCGGCTACACAAACGATACCTAAGAAGAATGCATTAGCTTTTTGGGATACCTTTGCCGAGATTTTTGGCATGCCGATGCGTATAGCACGCACAACTACCCGTGATGACAAGGAACTCTCTAAAATGGAAAAGATGATGGCTGATATGGGGACAGAAGGCTGGGGTATCTTCCAGCAGGGAACGGATATCGAAGTTGTAGAGTCTACCAAAGGAGATTCCTTCAATGTCTATGACCGCCGTATCGATCGGGCAAACTCTGAACTCTCCAAACTCATTATCGGACAGACAATGACCATCGAGGACGGCTCTTCACTATCACAATCAGAAACTCACCTCGAGGTATTCCAAAACCTTGTAGATTCTGACTGCGACATGCTCCGTGATGTCATTAATAATCAGTTAATCCCACGTATGATACAGCATGGATTTCCATTGCAAGGTATTCGCTTCGACTGGGATTACAGTGCGGACTATACGCCGGAGCAACAAGTGGCTTACGAGCAGCTCGTCTTGAACAATTACGAGGTGGATCCATCCTACTTCGAGGAGAAATACAACATGCCCGTAGGCGAGCGCAGGCAGCAGGTTCCCGTTCTTGGCCCCACACCCCCCGACGGTGGCGGTGAAGAGCCCAAGGGCGATAAAACACCCAAGCCGGGCAAAAAGAAGCGACAGGGACAAAATAAACGCCCTTTTTTCGACTGAGCCCCTCTGACTACGAGGGGCTGCACGAACGCTATGCCCATCTGCTGGACAAGTCCGCACTGCAAGCCACTTTCAGCCGTGAAGAGGATATAAGGAAAGAACTCTCCACGCTCTTTGAGGGAATGATGCGGACACTTTACAAGGTGGAGGGGGCACAGTTCCGCATTGAGATTCTGGAGACGCCTAAAATGCGGAACTTCATTGAGGCGCATGCCGCTGCATTGGACTCTTCCTTTGAGAAAGTAGCGATGTCCGATACGATGCGAAAGCGGCTGCAACGGTCTGACTACATATTCTCCGGCATGAAGACCTTCCACGAACTGAACGAGGCGTTCCCGTCGCTACTCGATGAGGACGGCAATCGAAAGTCATTCGAACAGTTCCTGAATGACGTTCAAAGCATTGACAGTACCTACAACGCCAACTATCTCCGTGCCGAGTACAACTTCGTGCAAGCCTCCGCACAGATGGCTGCCAAATGGGAAAGTTTCATGCAGGACGGAGACCGGTACAACCTCCAGTACCGTACTGCAGGAGACGATAAGGTACGCCCTGAACATGCCGCTCTTGACCGTGTAACGCTGCCCATCACTGACCCGTTCTGGGAAGAATATTACCCGCCGAACGGATGGAACTGCCGCTGCACGGTTGTACAGGTACGCAAGTCGAAATATCCCGTCACACCACACGACGAGGCGATGGCTCTCGGAGAAGAGGCAACGGGCAAGGATACAAAGGGGATATTCCGTTTCAATGCTGGACTGGAGCAGAAGTCCGTACCCGACTACAACCCCTACACCATACGCCGCTGCAGGGACTGCGATATTGCCAAAGGTAAACTGAAACTTGCTTTCATTCCTGACAATGAACTTTGCGCTGCTTGCCGGCTTATAAGGGCTCAAAAACACGAGAACATAGGGGCTGCAGAGCGTATTCTGAAATATGATGAGAAGACATGGGAAAGAACCTATGTATCACCAAAGGACATCGGACTTGTGGCTACGCAATTGGAACGCATTGCGGAAGCTACGGCCAGCAATGCAGAAAGGAGCAAGTTCAACAAGGAAATGAGAATGTGCAAGGTTCTTGCCGACAACGGGCATGATGTCGAATACCTGCAAGGCGTGAACAGACCCGCCAGACAGACCTACGATATTAGATTCGACAAGGTAAAGGCTGACTTGAAATGCGTAACCGGTGGAGCCGGCAATATCGTGAAGTATGCCAAGAAGGCACTCACAAAGCAAGGAGGCGAGGCGGTTGTCTTCGAGATACCCACACATGATGCGAAATACTATGCCGCTCTGACAGAGGCACGACGAAAGTGTACTGGTAGAATTTTCTTCTATATAGCAGACGAAATGGTATTGAAGGAACTGAAGATATAAAAAATAAGGCCGCTGAAAAGCGACCTTGGGGCGGTACACGGTCATTACTTCGACCCTGTCCCTACGTATCTCTACGCACTGCAAATATACAATAAAAATCCGTTACTTCCAACAAAAGCAGCGGATTTTTTGTTTTTAGCCTTGTTTTTTCGTTCAGAGGCTCTTGATGGCCACACACTGGTAGCTTTCTATGTTCTCGACAATTTCCTCGTGGTTGTGGTTTGTCCGGCTTTCCACCAGGTCAAATTCCATGAAAGTCTCGCCTTCCATGCAGGTCAGTGCCTTGTGGATTTCCTCCAGCAGGTCGAATACCTTCAGACTTTCCTCCTGGAACTCGCTGCCGGCACTGACGCTGCCCGTCCAATCAGTCACCACATGCAGGTTCACTATCGGCTCGGCACGGTATTCCACACCGTTCTGAACAGCCTGCCATTGAATGGGGGCGAACTCCACGAACACAGCGGGACGTTCCCACTGCTCCTCCTGCTCGATGAACTCGACGTTGTGGTTCCACAGGTCGATATGCTTGATGACCCCGCCGCTTACTGTCTTCAGCTTATCGCAGAGCATCTTGTACAGTTCCTTTCTCATTTCTCGTTAATCTCGAATTCAAAGTTGATATACTCGGTGATATTCTCCTCAATGATTTCCCGGACGGCTTTCTCCACTTCCGGACTGGTGCCCAGAAAACGGCGGCGCGGTATCTTGATGGTCGTACCGGCTTTCTTCAGGGCCATGAACTTCCAGAACTCGGCTTCCTCGGAAAGCTGCACCGTGCGCTTGTCATTCCTGCGACTGCCGTCCTTCTTCCTGCCGAACGAGCCGGTCGCCTCGTAGTATTTGTGCCAGAAGTACCGTTTCATCTTCGTTGTCACCACAATCTCGCCGCCCTCATTGTGAATGGCTGCGTGGGGTTCTTCGGTGAAGAAGGTTATGCTGTTCTCCGTTGTCCAGCTCTGTATGCTTCTGCGGAGCCGTCCGGTATCGACCAGTATATGGTCACCCGGGCGCGTGGGGCTCTTGCGACGCTGCCACGCTTCGCCGAAGAAGGACTGACGCTCGAAGTTCCGGTCGAACTCGTCCGTCATCTCCACGCGGATGTCATTAAGGATTCTTCCTAAAATACGACGGGTCTCTGGTTTCATCTTCTATAAACAGCTCAGGGAACAAAAAGCCCTCTGCTGAAAGCTCCGAGCTGTCCTCGATTCCAGGACTGCCCGATGCCTTCAGCAGATTGTAGAAGGTGCGCTCGCTGATGCCGTACTTGGGGTAGACATAACGCTTCCATATCTCACGGTTCGGAAGACCGGTCTTTACGTAAGTGTCATAGATATGGTTGATGTCGGCAACGCGTTTGGCATAACTCTTTCCTTTCCTTTTGTTCACAGCTGTGGGATTTGTTAGGATTGTTGACTGTTTCTATACGGGCGGATGTCAAGGCTCATCTTGCAACTCACCAGCACCCTGCCGCTTCCCTCACACTGGGGACACCGGACATGTGTCTGTGTCCCGTCTATACTTACCTTTTGGAAGCCCGTGCCATGACATTCACGGCACAGGGCTACCTTGGGCGTTTTAGATATTTCTCTGATCATACGCCGGTGTCCTCCTTCTTAGGCTCGACATAGAAGGTTTCATCCTGCGTAACCTGTATACCACATTCCGTCATAGCCTGCCTTATAGGAACTTCTACAAGTGATGGAGAGTCCGAAACCTCCATTGACACGTTACCATCACGATCAGTAAGCAGCTTATCCTTGGCAATCTCTTCTGTCTGGCGGATATAGTCTGGTAGGAAACGCTTAACAAGCTGTAATGCGCTTGCCCACGTGAAGCCTTTCAGCGTCTTCAGTTTTGGTGTTCCAGTTCGGAAACCTATAACGCCGTGAGCCATTTCAAGGCTCTTCTTCTTGGAGAACAAATCTGCTTGGTTCTCCGTAGCAAAGGCCTGCAGAGTATCGAACGCTTTGTCCTTTTCCTCTGAGAGGGTTGCCAGTTTGTCGGCATACTTCTCGCGAAATTTAGCGCACTGCAATTCTATCTCTGCATTGATTTTCTGTATCTGCGCGTCGCTCTTGGCATAGGTTGCGAACGCTTCATCGGCGGCTTCTCTGCTAACGCCGGTGATGATTACTTTTTTCTTTCTTGTTGCCATAGTTCTTTTGTTTTTATTGGATTATTACTAACATTAATTTTCAATTGTACTGTCTATTGGAACACAGATGAATGAGGTCTTCTGTTCCACTGGTTGCTGTTTTGGTTTCAAACCGCCCTTGCGCTTGATTGTTCGAAGCTTCACGGCAAGGCTCTCAAGCTCTTCCATATCTATTTTCCTGAAAGGCTTTCCAACAAGGCGGGGATTCATACAAAAATTGTCAACCCGCACCCAATCCGTAGTGTCGATACCGAGCTGCTGCATCAACTTCAAACATACGCTGCGCCTTCGTTTGAGTTCCTTATATATAGCCTCCCTGTGCTTATCAAACCCCGTCACTCGTTCCATATCGTTGCACATCGTGTTGTACTCCTGCATGGAAGTCTCACGCAGATGGATTGTTCGACCGTGGGTATATTGCTCCACCAGCGTCTCCTTATCTGCACCAGGCATCTTTTTTAGCAAGGTATAAAACCTTGCGTAGTTCCTGTCTTCTCCCATAATTTCTCTTCTTTCCAATCTTTATAATTCTGACGGGCTTTCGTTACAATATCTATCATGCTTCCACTAACATCATCGATGTCAAACATAGGAATACCGTTGACGCTCACATAGACTCTCCCGTTAAACTCCATTATCTGCACGGCTTCGCGTGTCTCTGCGTCGAGTTGTGTCTGACGCTTGTATTCAATACTTGCAGCACGCTGTTCGTGCCATACCTGCAATCGCTTTTTAATTTCATCTAAGATTTTCATATTTTTCTATTTTTTAATGTAATAACTCTGAAGTAATTTGCCATTTCTCTTGATAAGGAGCTGCGTCTGACCATCTTCTTTCAAAAGATAGGAGGTTATCTCGCTTCTTATTCTTACGTCTTTTCTAACGTAGAGTTTGTCGATAAAGTCGTCAATGAAGCCCTTCAGCTCTTGCCACTCTTCGGGAGTATCTTCCATACCTCTCAACGCATAGGATTGACTGATTTCCATTTGCAATCGAAGCAGCCAGTCGGGCTTATCGTTCGGAATTATCGATTTATATCTTAATTTTTCCATCATCTTTTTACTTTTTATGCTTTTGTCTCGATTATTTATTCATATCCTTTTCTCAAATTCTGTAGTTTCTTTCCATCCATAGGACAGAATTCACCAACAGGAGCACCACCACCACCTTTCAATCCAAAGCCGCAACACTGAACATCAAAACAGCTACTGCCTGGGGCGGGGTTGTAACCGTGTTTGCATTTTACACACCTACGCTTCATTGCTGTCACCTTTCATCAATTCGGGTTTTACTTTTTCTCTTGCTTTCCACTCAACTTCTATCACTGCATCAAGCTTACCGCTGCCCTTGCATATCGGGCATTCCTTTTTATACCGCTCTTGATACTCGTCCTCTTGCCAGTGGTACCCATTTCCTTGACAATATGGGCAACTATGTCCTTGGCTTTCGAAGCACTCTGTCATGCGACCACCTGGAATCATTCGCCCTGGCGTTATTTCCACAATTCTTTTTTCTCTACTCATATCCTATTGTATTTCTAATTGTACGTGGAAGTAAAATTCCTTGCAAAGCCGTTTCACCTGTATTGTCTTGAATGGTTCGCCATCGTATGGGAAAAATATTGTGCGCTCACGTGTTATCACTCTCACGCCTTTCTTCCGTAACCGATAGAGTAGGTTGTCTCGCTTACTTGCCATACCATTAAACACTTTAAATGTTTCTAAATTTCAAGCCTTTTGTCGTTCCAAACCTCAATATGGCCGTACTGATATAGTTCGCAGGAATATTCAACTGGTTGGAAGCTTGCTTGATGGACTCATACCTGATACCGGTAGTTATGCATAAGATAGGCTTCTGAACGCCTTTTCCCCATTTGCTGTTCGGGTCGTCTGCCATACGCTTGCTTTGCTCGCTCGATGCCTTTCGCCTTTTCTCTTTCATTTCCTCGCTCATTCTTGAATTATAAAGCGAAGACCAAGGGTGTCCTTTTTTCAGGGAGCCGTCAATATTCCTTCCTATTGTCGGCCGCCACCTGTAATCTCCCAAAGGAGACCAGTCATCTTCATACAACAATTTATGTCCAGCGCACAGCTGCTGTTTTTTTATGGCGTATGATATGGAGTGGCGGTCTTTTAATCCCAAATATTTCTGACATTCAGCCACGCTTTCAAACTCGCGGGCGACAGAACCGTCCTGCGCTATCATCAGTACCGACCTCTTCAAGAACCCCTGCACACCTTTCCGTGTATGATGCTTTCGTGAGGATATGTTTGTTCCCTTATTGTACGGCACATTCCCTTTCTTGAAACTGCCATCGTTTGCTGTTCTTTTCATATTATATATTGTTACTCGTCTTTAATATCCCTTCTTTCCACACAACATAGTGGGTACCTGCCGAACCGACGCTTCGACCTAAGCAGTAGGCTTTATAACCCATAACCCGAACCTTCATATCGCAGATATATCTCAGGCTCACGGCAGGCTTACCCATTGGCTCGCTCTTATATTCTTGACTTATGAAGATGAAACACTTGCGACTGAATCGCTTCATCAGTGCAACGGCAGATGAGTAACTCCAACCAAAATTATTACAGCCCACCTGAAAGGAATCAACGATGATGAATTTTGCGGACTTTGGTTTGGCAAGTCGCGTTTCAAGCTCCTCTATCGACTCGTCATCTATAACTCGGAAACGCCCCTGCACCTCATTCATGTTCAAATAGTCCATACGACGCTGGAAAGGTTGGGTTACACCTTCTTCATAGCTCATATAGAGAACAGGACCGTACTTGCACAGTTCTTTGCCCAACTGCATCACGAACGAGCTTTTACCCTGAGCACTGGCACCGCTGATGAACCAGGAAGCGTTCTCAGCTGGAAAACCGAACGGTTCACTCCACTGCTCACCCCACGGTAGAGTTACCCATTTCTTGGCGGCAATGTCTTTCGGACTGTACGCTCGTTTGACCATTACTCCTTGTCTTTTTTCAGATTTTCAATCAGCACGTCTGCAAGGTCTACTGCAACAGCAACGATGTCTTTCGGTTCCTCAATAACACCTGTTTTCTTGGCGATCTCAAGTGCTGTCTGATAAACCGTCGGAAGACATTCCTTGCGATTTCATATCTACGCTGTTCCCAGTCTATCTCGTTTTGCCTTGCCAATTCTTTATGGATACCGATAACGGCTTCCATAGCTTCCATTTCTATTTTTGTCATCATAATTATGCTCCTCTCTTTAGTTTTTCAATTTCCGTATAAACTCGCCTCAGACCACCACCGCTCTTGCGTACTATCTGACCGATATCCGTGCCTTTCGGGGCATTTACGCTTGCCACGGCACGAGCTTGTTCCAATAGGAACTGACGGCGGTCATCTTCTTGGTCAGGCGTTACACGGCTGTACTTACCGCCATAGCGTGAGAATATCTCGGCATAGCCCACTTTCTGATGTTCCACCATTCTGTTGATTTTGGCACGCAGTCCGTCTGCTCCCATCATATACCAACCACAGCACATTTCCGTTGCGTTCCACAATGCCTTCAGTTCCAAAAACGCCTCGTACTGCAAATCCCCGGCTTCGTCCAACACTACCAACGGCCGCTCCATAGAGCGCAGGTAATACACGAGATCCTCGTAGGTGTCCTGATACTTGCCGCTGATGCCGACACCAAACTCCTGTGCTATCTTCTTGACCAGCGCACGCTTCGTCTTCACTTGTGAGCAATCGACGTACACAGCGTTACGGTGTTCGTGTACATACCAGCGTGCCGTATAGGTCTTGCCGATGTTGGGCAGGTCGCAAAGTATCACACTAAGGCTGCGTTCCTGACACGCCTCCATCTGCAAGCTGATATACCTGAAGGTTTCTGTCTGTGCCCCTTTCCAATCTATCGTCTCTCGGAGGTTCACGTCCAGCCTCCGGGCGATGTTCACCCAGTTGGCATCGCTTAGCACCTTTTCCGTCTGGCCTTTCTTCAGCCCAGTGTAGACGCTGGCTGAGATGCCCAGCGCAGACGCATGCTTCGCGTCGCTCGGATAGTTCTTGCGGTTGGCTGCTATCGCCTCCAGTATCCGCTGTTTGTTGCCTGTTGTAATCATATTCTAATGGCATTTAATCGTTATTCTTATTGTGCCCGTCAAGGATTCGAACCTTGCAACCTCCCCTCAAGTGACTTCATCAATCCGTCTCCTGTCAACAGGGGGTGCCGCCTTACACCATCGGGCTGTTTCTAAATGTCGGCTACAGCGTGGCTCGCCGCGTCCATCGGTACAAGTGCTCTGCGCTCCGGCTCTTTCTGTGGTTTCAGCTCCAGTGCCTCCGTGTCCTCTTCGGCAGCTCCCCTCTCCTTGCGAGAGGGGCC